GTATTGGCTGATTCACAACAACTTTTTCTGAATGCAGGAACAGATATTGCCGCTCAGCAATTAATTAGCATCACCTCACAAGAGGCTGATTCATACACAGCCAGAATCAATAACCTGAAAGCATTTTACAATGAGCAACAAGTTTTAGCAGGCGATAATGAGAAAAGAAAAGATCAACTCAGACTACAAGAGGATAAAAAAATCAAGGAACTCAAGCGCAAACAGTTTGAGGCCGAACAAAAATCACAAATAGCCGCAGCGCTTATAAATACAGCTGCATCAATCACAAAGACAGCTTCTACTTTAGGATTTCCTGCCGCTATTCCATTCATCATTATTGCAGCGGCAGAGGGAGCAAGCCAAGTAGCTATAATCAAGAGNNCGTGGAGAAAGTGTGATGACAGCCAAGGAAACACGAGAATCAGGACAAATATTGAAAGCCATCCGAGAAAATCGGATCAGTGACAAACTATTAAAAAATCTTCACGTAACCAAAGAAGGTATCAGTGTTGTTAGCATGAATGATGAGCGCATTGTAAATGCTATAAAAGGCCAAAAACATCCTGACATTATCAGAATAGGAAATCACATTTATGAGGTCCGCAAATCGCAGGATGGAATTCACGCTAAAATTAGACGAAAATCTATGGGCTAATGGCAAATCCTATTTTCAAATTTTCATTGCTTCATTCGTCTGGATCGCAGTCAATTTCAGAGCCGATCGGTTGGCTAGATGCTAAATTAAAACTGGAGCGTCATGAAGATTATCATTCCCTCATAGAATATTTCACAGGTTCTTTCGTGTTCTATGGAAGCAATGGCGTTGATGATGGCGGATTGGATTTCATAAGACATATTGAACAAACTTTCGGTCCGGATGCTACCATTGAAATTTTGATAGAAATATCAGTAGATGGAGGGGTTAATTATGAAGATCTATTCTCTGGACAACTCGATATTACATCCATAAATGAAGATAACCGAAATCAGGCTGAACTAGCCATCATTAGAGATGATTTTTGGTCTAAATTCATAGCCCGTAAAGAAACGCCTGTAGATTTACAGGCCACAAAAGATCTTGATTCTGCGACCATAATTCCGGTTGATAGAGCCAGAATACATCTTACCCCGCAAGAGCTTACAAAAATTTATGATGCATATTCAGGTGAAAATTTCTTAACTAAAAATTTCTCAGGAGGCGGACCTGGGAATGATCCATATCACACTTTGGATTGGGACGTGGAAATTCTTGATGAGATCCCGGAGACATTTACATATCCTTTATCATCTTCAGCCGAAATACCATTTGAAAAGTTCAGCATGGAAAATGATGGCGATTACCTGTTTGATTCCAGAATCACCATGCATCAATCAAGCGATGGCCTTGGAAGCACTATTCCATACATTAAAATATGGTTCCAAATCAATGGTAATGATCCGATAGAATTCTCTAAAGCTGATAGGCTTGTAGTCGATAGTGGCTTTGTAAATGATGGCACTACCCCATATAGCTTTAATTCGGATGTAACTGATTATACATTTTCTGAAACGTTCACGTTAAAGGCTCGCGATTCAATTAGGATTTATGCTGAAATGTTTGAAACGTCATCTCATATTTCAAACTTTGATATTTATAGCGTAAATGGTGATCCAAAAATCAGAGATTCTGATTCATTCCAAGGATATTGGAATCCATCTTTAGGTACTTTTCCATCAACCAGCGCATCAGGAGGAACTATTCTTTCCGGAATGGTATGGTTAATACAATCTGCCGGTACAATTCATGGTATAAACGTTGAAAAAGATTGGGTTATTAGGGCTTATATCAATTCACCAGGGCAAAGCACGGCTAATTGGTACACTAATTCGATAGGATTCACCCAAGGCTTATTTGCCTATGGCGAATCAAGATTAAAGGTGGTTGGCAAGACTGTTTATGTTGGAACTACTGCTGAAGGATTTCTTATCCATGATGCCGGAGCCGCCATATTAAAATCTTATGGCCTTGGCGAAGAAAATCCATTTTACAGCAAAAATCTAGGAAGCCCCTTAACAACCGCTAGACAATACAGCGATTATGGGTGTGATTGGGGCTATATTTTGCTCGGCGGTTTGCAGGCCAGATCATATACACTTGAACAAAAGCCAAAATCAATATCATTTGAGGATTGGTGGAAAGGAGCGAATCCAATTTTGAATCTAGGACTTGGGTATGGTGAAATCATCGGAACCGGAGATCCCGGGTTTACGCCATTTTTCTTAGTTCCGCTTAATTTATGGGGCAGTATAGATACTTCGCCAAACTATACATGGACGGGTGGTACAAATCCTTATAACACTGCCTCAGGCCCAACCATAGGAGCAACATCTTCTGATTTCTTCGGGCCCACTGGCGTATTGTTCGAGGTGGGAAGGACATATAAATATGAATTTGGATTCACGTATGCTCCATTTGCTTCACTTGCATGCGAAGTCCATGTAGTGGTGACGAATGTTGCTTTTACAGTCTTGACAGAGAAAGTAGTTAACATGCCAAACGGTGGCGGATCGGCAGGTGATACTTTTGAATTCGTGGCTCCCTCTGGAGCTGCCCGCCTTGGTGTTGTGGTTAAATATCCTTCAAATCTAGGAGGTGTAGGAACTTACGTACTTACAATAGAATATTTCAATGATTTGACTGAATCAATTTTGCCATCTCCGGCTTCACAAAAAATAATTGAGGTTGAAAAAAAATCTGAGTTCTATGATGATGGGGATACTTCTATAGATTTCGATTACGTGATAGATATTGCCAGAAAATATGATGATAAGGTTATTTTCAATAAAATAGATATTGGCTATACACAATGGAAGTCGGAAGACATAAGCGGTATAGATGATCCACAAACAAAACATACCTATGCGACAAGGCTTCAAAAAATCGGACAAGGCATTTCATTGATGAGTGATTTTATTGCTGCGTCTCTTGCCTTGGAGGTCACGCGTCGTCAAAGTATTGTTAAATCAAAGGATTACAAATATGATGACAATACTTTTATCATTGCCATTAATCCTGATGACACTTCGCCGGATACATATTTGCCTGAATTGAATGAAAATTATGACTCAGTTTCCAATTTATCTAACCATCAAACCAGGTACAATAAACGATTAACACCCGCGCGTAATCTTTTACGATGGATCAATTATCTTAACATTTCTCTTCAATCTTACCTTACCTCTTTCTATAAATTTGTCTCTGGCGAAGGTAATTATGACATGATTTCTGAAATGAAGCCAAATTCATGCGGCGATTCATTCTCGGGCAATAGCCTAAGTGAAAAACAAGACATTCCAGTTACAGATACATTTTTGCATGATCCGAGGCTTTATACCATCACGATACCCATGCAATGGGAGCAGTACAAAATAATTGTAGCAAACAGGAAAAAAGCCATAGGAATAAGTCAAACTGACAAAAATCATAAGAAATTCTACATCCAGGATTTAGAATATCAGCCCTGCTATAGTCGTGCGATCATTCAGGCATGGCCGAAAGAATATTTTGAGATTACACAAACTGATTTTGAACCGCCAATTCTTACATGCGAACCTGCAATTTCGGAGTGTGATGAAGAGACTGTAAGGGTGACAGACGATGACGAATTCAGAGTAACTTCGGATGGAGATTGCCGAATAACAGTATGAAATATGCAATTTTTGCTATATTCGTGCTATTGATCGCCTGTCGCGATGACATTCAACCGAAAGGATGCCCCTTAATGAGGAGTTCTGATGCGCAGCCAATTCAATTTTGGCCAATAGATTGCGATACTTTCAATGAAGCCGAGCCGGACGGAATTTTCCCGGTTTGCTTCTGCCGGAAAGTGCAATGTAGCGATCCTCAACATCTTCAGTTTATCGATGATAATTTGGCTGCATTCACAATGCAGGGGCTGCCATCTTATGTGAACCATCTCGGAACTGGAAACCAATGGACCGGTGGCACGACGCGATCTGTTACTTGTGGGGCCTTTCAGGCATCCGATTATCTTCGGGGAAATCTCACAGATTGGCCTATTTTAGTCACTGGAACTACTGTTTACCTGAATTATACCGTTAACAGCCCTGGATTCCAGATGGTAGTTTATCTTCTTGATGCCTCCATTGATTTGGCCCATCCAATTGGTCAAAGTGCTCCTATTTCACTAAGCGGAGGCGCATCTAGTGGAGTCGTGGCCATTCCTGTTGATCCATCATATGCCAATCAGCAGCCATTTTATGTGGCTGTACAGGTAAATAATACCGGCGGATCATCGAGAACATTTCAAATCAGTGTGCTTTCATTCAATAGCATCAATCCCAATGTAAACAATCTGCAAGCGCAAATTTTGGACGTTAATGACAACATACTTGATACTGTTGATTTTTCGTTTACTAGATTGACATTTGAAAATTCGGATCATTCTGGCAACACTGAAAAAGGGTTATATGATGCAAATTTCACATTTGAGGAATTGGGAATATGCGATCAACAAGTACGAATTGTAATCCTTAAAGGAGCCACAGAACAATTAAAATCGGAATGTCTTGATTTGGCTGAATCGTGGCCGGACACCCAATTGATCGAATATTCAAATAGGCGAAATTATGCTGGCATTATAAACGATGGAGCCGCCGGAACACCAGAAAACATAACATTCTATTTGAGAGTGCCGGCTGTTTTTTTCATCGAACGATTTCCATCGACAGTACAAGTCGAGACTCTTTCAAATAATCAAGATATTTCATTAAATTCGCAAATAGAACGGCAAAAGCTTCTCGATATAGATTATGTACCGTTCTATTTACATTTGAAGATTCAACTTGCACTAACACATCAGTTTGTAACCATAGGAAACAAAAGTTGGGTGAAGAAAGAAGAATACGAAATAGCTGATAGCAAGAAAACATATTCATTACGGCGAGCTCAGTGCTATTTAAATGAAAAAGCATATATAGTACGAAATGTACTTTAAAATATTGGCCCTAATCCGGCGAAACCTAAAAATGAAAAATTATGCAAAATGGCATCAACTTTTTGTGGAACAAACCAGCCGGATTTTGTAGTACTGGATTGCGGTACTGAACTCGGCGGTATCGTCGCAGTGGCCCTAATAGCTAAAGGCCAAAATCCGACACTTGCTAATCTTAGAGAGGCTACTTTTTGGACTTCCAAATTGAATGCATCACCCCAAAAGTATTTCCTCATTCCTGACACCCGTGGTTCTTATCCTGGCGGCACGCCAGTAGAAGAGGATGGATTCGGTCGGGTTCCGGTCAAACGTACCGGCGCAGATCATGAAATGACTTTCGAGGTTCTGAATATTGAGGATAATCGAAACTTCATGGCCGCCGTCAACCAGACAGATCAATGGGACATTGTTTATGTTACAATGGATAATCTTGGCTTTTATGCCCAAGATGCCAGTGTTTATGGAACCCCTGTAATCGATCAATCCATCAAATCAACGGCCCGCTGGAAGGTGTCCGTGAAATGGTCTGATGATCTCAGCAACCCCCAAGTGTTCGAAGCCCCTGCCGCCATCTTCGGAAGCTAATGGTATACGGAACGCCGGAATTTGATGCGGTAATGCTTGCAATCATAAAGCAAGATTACCGGCATCCTTCTTATGAAGAGTCGTGTAAGCACGCAGAGGAAATGTCATGGCATTTTTTTGGTGAGCGTCCCGATACTCTTTTAAAAAGAAGCCGTCCGAATGAAGATCCCGGCATTACTGAATATCGTCTGGAAAATTATGAGCCGATCACGAAATCGGCGGCAGATAAGTCCATTAAGATTACCTCCAAGATTCTTAATCCTAACCTCTATTCAATCCGATGGGAAAAGCCAAGTGCTCAAGGTGAGGAATTGAAAAAGTACACTTTGGAGGACTACCCGGATAATAACAGCTTGCCGAACTTCATGAAAGATGTGGTTTTGCGCAAAATGCTGGCCGATCCGAATGGAATACTCGTTGCAACACTTAAGGAGGTCCCAGAAGCCCAGGCCGAGACTCCAAAACCAATCCTTAAAATCTTTGGGTCAAAGAACATCTTCAATTACGATGAGGATCATTTCTTGGTCAATATCGCCATCCGAGATCAGAAATTCTATCAATTCGAATATTATGATAAAGATCAATATATCTCATTTGAGGTGTATGCGAAAAACAAAGAGCTTTTTTACACGGTTGAGGAACAGTACATTTATGGATTTGATCAGATTCCCGCCTGGTTCCTCGGCGGAATGTCAGAAGCTATGGACGACGGTCGAATCATCCTAAAGTCCTTCTATTCTTCCGCTGCTCCTTATTGGAATCTGGCAATTATCCATGAATCGGATGTGTTTGCTGCATATATTCGCCATCTATTCCCTCAGAAATTTGAGGTAGTCGAGCAATGTGCCTATAAATACAATGTAGATGGAATCGATTATCAATGTCGTGGAGGACAGATAAAAGGTCCTTGGGGTCAAATGAACTGTCCTCATTGCGGAGGAAGTGGTTATCAACCTATGGGGGCTTATGGGACATATCAGTACACCAAAGATAAACTTTCCGACGCCAGCGGAACGCTAAGTATGCCTGTTGGTTATATTACCGTGCCAATCGATGCCACCAAAATGCTTGAGGATCGCGCACAGCGCATGATTGATAAAGGTCAGGCGGCAATCAATATGGATATTGAGGATAAAATCGGTGAAAATCAATCCGGGATAGCCAAGGTTATCGATCGATCGGCCCAATATGATACCCTTTTTGATATTGGGACAGAAGTTTTTGATGTCCATATAACCAACGCCTATTATTTCTTCAACAAATTTATGTTTGGCGTCGCGAATAATAGCGCCGGGAATGATCCTTCGGTTGTGGATAATAATTTGCCCCAGGTGAATAAGCCCACGCAGTTCGATACGGCTTCTGTGCCTGAGCTGGTGAATAACTTTAAGGTGGCGAAAGATTCTGGCATGGATCCCAACTTTCTACAGATGAAGCAGATTGAAATTCAAACCCGAGATCTTAGCACAAATCCAGATTTAAAGAACTTCACCACCCTTTTACTAAGCTTGGATCCGCTCCCTGGAATGTCCACGCAGGACGTGAATACAAATGAATCTAAGGGCTTTGTGGCAAAGAATGATGCGGTAATACACTTCAATCTTAAAGCTTTCGTGGAACGAGCTATGTCGGAGAACAATAGCTTTGCAAGCCTTAAAAAGGAGCAGCAATTGGAAATCCTGAACAAGTATGCTGACGAGTTCGTTAAGAAGAACAAACCTCAAATAGATGTCTCGCAAATACCCGGTTTTGCAGCGTAAAAAAAGACGCGTCAAGATAAGAACGTCGACTAAGAAGGTCTATGACGGATTGAATGGCCCATTTTTCAGTAATGCATGACCCCCGAGCAGCTTGCCGCCAAGATCGAGGAAATCATTTTAGCCGCTGATGCCCGATTTGCCTCCTCCATTCAAAAGGTTCAAAATGACCTTTATCACCAGCTTATCACAACGTTAAAAGACCTGGAACTCGACCAAGATGGATATATTTTGCAAAGCTCCAGCAACCGGAAAATACTTTCCGATGCTGATGGTTTAGTTTCCCAAACGTTTCGCGATCCTTACTATGTAGGCGCTGTAACCAATGCCTTGGGTGCCATTCCAAAAATAAATGATTTGAATGAGACCTACTTTTCATCTTTCGATTCATTCAAAGAGAATCGAATTTTTATTAAAAGTCTGCAGCAACAGACAGTAAGCACGGTCGAAAAATACATTCTTCAGGACGGATTAGAGGCCCAGATCATTGACCCATTGGTCTCCATACTGAACCAAAATATAAACGCCGGCGGGAAGTTCTCGGGATTCATGGAACAGGTTCAGACTTTCGTAAAGGGCAATTCCGATGTGGATGGCAGGGCACTCAGATACACACGAGTTTATCTTAAAAACAGCCTTTTTCAGTATTCTAGGGCCTATCAACAATCGGTTACAGCTGATCTTAAACTGGAATGGTATCTTTATTCCGGCGGCCTTATTGACAAGTCAAGAGAATTTTGCATTGAGCGCGCTGGCAAATATTTCCATCAAACGGAAATTGAGGCGTGGGCATCATTGGATTGGAGCGGCAAAGATCCATTGACGACAGAATCATCTATCTTCATTTTAGCAGGTGGATATGGTTGTCTTCATACTATTATTCCGGTATCCAAAATCATTGTCCCAAAGGAGGATTTGGCCAGAATTGAGGGATGATATTTTGAATTAGGAAAATAAATCGTACTTTTAATCCATTGGCCGGTAACGGCGACCCAGAATAGCCTATTCAGGCAAATTACAATTGACTAATGGCCCAAGTTGAGGTATTAGTGAAATCCAAAGAATCCGGCGATAATCGAGTTATAACATACAAATCCTATTTGGATGTATCGGATAAATTCGAATTGATCGGACAGAGTGATTCAGAAGGGAATTTAATTCCTGGAGACCCAAACTTAAATCCCCGTCATCAGAGAACACAGGCAAGCGCAAGCGTTGTCGTTCATGCGGCTGAGGGCGGGGACCAAGAACCGGTAATTGATGATGTTCCACGTGAAATCGTGCAAAAAGAACCTGAAATCGAGGAAGTTCAGCAATCACCGGAACTACCAAAAGTAAAACGGAAGTACACCAAAAAACAACCCGCATGAAATTGAAGGACTACTTTGCCAAGCTGAAAAGCCAGGCTAAAATCACAAATGAAGACTTTGACAAGTTTATTGAAACGGCTCCCGATGCCGAAATACCGGATACAGTGATTCCGGTGATCGAGGAAAACTTCCTCACCCGCGAACGGGCAATGGTAGATAAGCCGATCAGATCAAAGATTCATGCGGAACTGTTTGATACTCTGGATGCGGCCATTGAACAGCTTTATGCTTTCCTGCCGGCGGAAGACATTCTAACCGTGAAGAATGAACCAAAAACGCATGCAAAGATAGCATTGGTAAAGAAATCGATTGATGGCAGCCTGGAGAAAGCCAAAGCAGCCAACCCGGATCGTGATAAGAAATTGGAGGAGGCTGAAAAACTTCTCCGTGCAGGCGCTGAAAAATTTGAAGCTTTTAAGGCTGAATCCGAGAAGAAAATAAAAGAAATTGAAACTGCTAAGCAGGCCGAAATAAAGAAAATGAAGATTGATAATGTCCTTTTGGGCAAAATCGGTCAGATTCAGTTAGCCAAAGAATTTGCTGAAAATCCTGAGGTCAAGAAGGACACAATAAACAGCATACTTTCCAAAGTAAACTCGGAAAGCTTCGATCTTGACGAAAAAGGGCAAATCATCGTTCAAGAAATTGAAAATGGTGTTGCGAAACCAAAGTTCTTCCCCGGAACCAATGATTTGGTAACTGTGGACAAATTGCTGGAAACCGCGTCGGCCAATTACATCAAACGTAACAATGGCAAAGATGATGGTGGAAAGGAACAGCAGATGAGGAAAGTATCTGACACGCCGCCAGGTGAAAAAACCTTGGCTCAATTGCGTGCTGAGAAAGCTTTATCAGCATAAACTTTCTTAACCCTTTTAACCAAAATGCCTTCATTTAATATGAATGCTGTCGGCGCGTGCGATGCAATTCGCGCCGAGGCAACCGATATAGCGGGACAAAATGCTCCCTTCAATCTGGGCCGTCAAATTGGGGCCCTGGATTTCATCACCGACCCCCAAAATGACGTTGGATTGACTTCTGAAGTCGTTTCCAGTGCCAGCCAAAAGGTTACTACGCTCCGTATTCTTTATGATCAACGGACGAAGCCTTGCCAGGTATCCACCGATCCAAATACAAACATTTGCTCCGATACGCTCACCACAGTGACGCGTAAGCAGGCATTTGTGGACATTGACAAGAAAATCACCACGCCGGCCCGTTATTTCGATAACGATGATATGGTCGTATTGTGCAAAGGAACAAAAGAGTTCATCCGTGAGCGCCTTTTGAATGACCTTCGCGCTGGCCGTGAGCGCCTGGATGAAATCCTGTTGGCCGAAATGAATGCCCGTGTGGGTAAGCGTTATGGTTGGGACGGATCCACCACCGCAGCAGGCTCTTATGCTTCGCTGCAATTGCTGTCGATCCAAAATGGACAAGACATTCCGCTTCCTGGTAACTATGAGAACATCATCATGGATTATCAGAATATGCAACTTACCGGCACGCCGGCCATTATCGGACAGGGCTATTTTGATAAGTTCATGAAACTTCAACAAATGGCATGCTGTAATTCGGCTACTCCTTATGGTCAAGCGATCGCTGGTGCAGGTGCCGCTTATTACTTTGACCAAGCCGCAAACTCTGTTTTGGGAGCCAATAAAGTGTTGGTATTGCCTTACAGAATCCTCCACCTGTTGACGTTCAATAAGAACAACAACATCAATATCAACACCGAATTGGAGGCCCACACGGTCATTACAGATCCTGAAAATCCTCGCCTGAAATGGAATCTGGATTTCAAATGGGATTGCGCCACCGAACAGTGGAGATATGAATACTCCTTGCATTGGACTGTTTTCAACGTGTTCCAAACCGATTCATTCGGAACGGATTCCGGTACACCTGATTGCGGTGATGAATTGTTCGGCATGAATGGTATTTTTGGATACCAAATCACCCGTGCTTAATTGAGCTGCTTCGACGGATATATCACACTGTCTCCGTCTATCGATACTAGCAGGTCCGGACTTTATGCTTCGGGCCTGCCCGGTGTCGATGAAGAGCTTATTGCCGGCATTTCGAAATACGTTGGAGACTCATCAGATGACACTTGGGATACAATCTATAAACGAGCTTGCGACAATTTGACTGCAGACATCGCTAGTAAGTTCAATGATAAATTCATTGTTGATCTGAAGCTGCTTTCCCGAGTCACTTCTCAATATTTGGACATTTTCAATGGTTCAACAGAGATCGCCGGTGTTAAAATTTCCTTCAGGCTTCCGCGTTATGCACGCTTGCATGTGATCTCTGTTTCACTAAAATCAGAAATTGACTACCCAAATCCGGGATTTAACCTAACCTTTCAAGATACGGATTCGGATGGGGAATTGCTCCTCACAAAAAATAAAGCGCTCACAGAGGGATTAAATACCATTCAGGTGGATACTGATTTCGAGGTTGACTCCCTATTTATAGGTTATGATCCAACCCTTTATTCCTTAAAGTCAACTGAAAATAAGCGATTTGATAGCCTACTGGCTTACGATCCAATCATTTGCGAATGGGATTGCTGGGGCGGACAAGGGCGAGTAGAGCAAATTAATGGCGGCGGACTCAGCGTGAATTATGTGGTGTTCTGCTCTATTGAAAAATTCGTATGCGAGCAATTGAACCTATTCCGTACCGCGTTGCTTTGGAGGATCGGTGTTGAGTTGACAGCAGAACGTCGTTTTGGCGAAAGGCTCAATCGGTTTACAACAATGACTGTGGAGCGCGCAACCGAGCTAATGGATTATTACATGACTTCCTATGAACGGGAACTTTATAATGTGATCAGGGCCATGAACATAACGGAAGATCCATGGTGTTTTAACTGCAAGAATACGGTTTACGTGAAAAGCGAAACCCCCTAATTATGGCAAAGAAGAGACGTAAAGGCTGTAACTGTGGCCGGTGAATTCACTGACCTGATCAACAAAATAGATAACGCCGCCCGAAGTGAATCAAACCTCCGTGTGGCACTCACTACCGTTTTGGCTGTACATAAGCCACGAATTTTCGAACAAGGGTTTGATGCCAATGGGGTAAAAATTGGGACCTACTCCACAAAGCCGGCCTCAATATCAAAGAAGAATCAAGCGAGGGACACTGGAAAGACTTATTTTCCAGGTGGCTACTCTGAATATAAACAGGCAGTTGGAAAGAATCCTGGATATGTGATCCTGAGAAACACAGATCAGATGTACGGAGATTATGGGATAATTGGAAACGGATTCGGGTTTCAGAACACCGAAAACTACAATAAGTCCCAATGGATGGAGAACAAGTATCAACGTCCAATTTTTGAGTTAAGCGGCTATGAAACGAATATTTTAGCTGATGTTCTTGTCGATCAACTTGTAAAAGCGATAGGATGACTGAGATTATCGAAGCGATAGATGATTACACGAATCTGAGATACCCACAGCTCAATAAAAAGCTTTGGGGCTTCTGTGAGTTAACTAAAAAAACAACTAAGGATAGCTCACAAACCATTCCAATGACGGCTTATGGCTACCAGGAACGAAAACAAGTAGCCCTGGATGATCGATACGAGTTTATTACCTGGCAGCGATGGGTTCGGCCGCTGAACTATGAAGTGAATGATGATTTCAGCTTTGGAAGAAATGAAGCCAAAGAGTCAGTGCTAGACTTGCGAGTGGTGATTGCTCATAAAGTTGAATTAGGAGAAAATCTGATTTTTGACTTTGTGAATGGGTTGCCCTCTCAATTAAGTATCCCGGGATTTAAATATGTTTTCGTAGATCCTGATATTTCAATAGATCCAGACCATGAAAAAATTTATTTAACCGAACTTGGGAATACAGTTTATGAACGTCATCGGATTCCTTGGAATCTTTACACAGTTGATCTAAAATTCAGCTTTATACCTTGTGAGGAAACAACGCCATGAGTAAAGAGATAAATGATCTTTCATCTGGTGGTATATTTCAACGAACTGCCAATTTTGAAGCTCAACGCGCTGCCGGTGGGACCGGATCAAGTGTGCGTTGGAATTTTAATGATGCTTTTGGGTCTTTAGTGGCTTCCGATATTCCTTTGAATGATGCAGGATGGTCTAGCCTTTCAGGAAATGATCCTCAAGATGTTTTTGATAATCTTGATATTTTTCTGGCCTCTTTCACAGGTGGAGATATAGAATCGGTATTGACCGCTGGAAATGATGCAAATGGCCTGGGTATTCAGGAATTATTGGGGATAACAAATATTTCCAATGATTTCGAATTAATTGCTCCCAATGGAGTGGATTTATATCTCGGAACAAGCCCAAATGCGGTAAATGGAGTTGATCTTACTGCAAATGAGATCGCAATTTATTCTCCAGTTGGAATAGTGGCTGGCGATTTTGGGAGTGTGGCACCTGGACTTACTTGGGATTTTTCAGCAGATCAATTGTTTTTGGCTACGAATGGAGGATCTTCAATCTTTTTAGAAGATGATCATATCGTGGTTTCAACTCCGGCAACCATACAATTTAATGCGGCATTATTTGATTCAGTTTCAATAAGTACTGGTGCAGCAGCCGGTGATACATATTCAGCATCAGGAGTAATCGATGGTCAAATTGGACCAGTAGGCAACATAACAACTGGTGAGGATACATTGTTTACAAAAACTGTTTCAGCAAATTCACTCGCTGTAAATGGAAATAGTCTTTTTATAACTTGCTCTGGAACTTTTGCCAATACTGCAAACTCAAAACGATTACGGATAAAATTTGGAGGCACGACAATTTTCGATTCAGGAGCGCTTGCAATAACAACTGCTTCAGACTGGAAATTGACTTGTGAAATTTTCAGGTCAGGTGCATCTGCGCAAAAATGTATAAGCACATTAGCAACAAGTTCTTCGGTGCTTATTTCGACTACGCAATATGCCACTGCTTCAGTTTCATTTGGATCCAATCAAATTGTTCTAATAACAGGGGAGGCAACAGCAACTGATGATATAGTCGCGCAATTATTTAAATTAAGGTTCGAACCATGAAAATAGAAATTGAAATACCAGACAGCATCGCAGAATCAACAATATCTGCGAATGCATCCTTTTTTGCCGGTGTGCGAAAAGCAGCACTACAGCGGCTTCAACGGAAGGAAGATGAATCGGAATTGGATGATCTTACGTTGGTCAAAAAAGGCCTTCAAGATTATCTTATCGGGAATTATAAACGGAAAGTTGCTCAGGATGCTATAAAAGCTGTGGACAGCGCCATTAATGGAAACGATAATCAAGGGTGAAAATAAGATCATTATATTCAATCTAACCTCGGAAGATGGTTCAGATTTGCCTTTATCTTCTCTGGCTTCATTGACGGTTGAAATTCAACAGAATGGGTTTACGCTTGTCACATATACATATGGTACAGATCACGAGTTGGAGCAAGGAAGTTCACCTAGTCAATTGAAAATGGAAGTACGTACTTCATTAAGTACTCGTTTTGTTCCTGGTATTGTGAGTGCAATAATCACTACTCAAACAGTGGATAGTGATTTCGATATAGATCAGAAACAGATTGACAAGAGTAAAATTGAAATGTTCGAAGTAGAATGAGCCTTTCGTTTACATACCAGCGCAGTAATCCAATTTTGGAATTCAATGTGAAAACAGAGATTCCTGGAAATATCACCGTAAAAAATATTGTCTCCATTCAATCCACTGCACCAATTGGTGCGGCTTTCAATACTCCTTTTTCATCTTTGGATCTACCGCCGGTCAGAACAGTAACACTGAGCGATAATACAACCCAAGATTTGCCTATAATTTGGGATCAGGGAACTTATAATCCGGCCAGCGCTGGCGTTTATACGGTCTATGGAACCCCTCAAATTTCGGGAGACATTGCCAATCCTAATAATATTCAAGCGTCTGTAATAGTCACCGTAAGCGCTCAGGTGAACACGCCAAATGGACTTGGAGAGCGAATTTCTATTACTGGCCTTAAAAAAGTATGGAGGATAGGAACGATCGAATCATGTATGCTTAATATTCCCCAGGGGTATTCGGTGAGTTGGGAAATAGCGGATGACAGAACGCATGTTGCTTTGGCCTCAGGAACTGGCACAACTGTTTCATACACTCCTGTTGATGGCCAATACTCACAGGTTTTTTACATCCGAGCAATCGCAAGCAAAGGCCCGGATTTGGTATTTCCTTTTATTTCCAAGACAATCCCTATTTATCCGGCCGACTTCGGCCCGAACGATCCTGGTGTTATCCATTGGAGCGGGGCGACAGCCATAAACTATCGTATCGACAATTACGCCGATAGAACGGGAGCAAAATTCTATATTGACGGAGACATTACTACAACTGGATTGATGGCCTTCGAGAAATGGCGTTCAAACAACAAATATCATCCTTGCCACTTCAGATTTGCTAAAGGAACCGCTATTCATACCGGCCATGACTATGGCATGCGTGTTAATCGAAATTGCCAAAATCTCCTTTTCGATGGTATCTATGAGGATGACGATGGTGTTTTGATAGAGATGGTGCCAAACACATCCTTAATCCATTTTAATGAAGTTTATGGTAGCACTTCTCGAGCTCAAATTATCTATGTGGAGGCTGCCGATACCGATACAACACAGGTGGTCTCAGACGCGAGCAAGAATTTGACTTTTGGTGGATTCCATTTGAAAGGTCATGGTATTTCCAGTGCTGGCATCACCTGGCAAACCACTAACACGCCAAATATTAATTATGACACCTATTCTTTGGATGGGTGTAACATGCATGATTTCAAAATTGAAGATACAAACGATGAAGGCATCTATATTGGCCGATTCACAGATGCCTTATCCCCTACTCGTGCGTATGCGCCGATAACAAATGCCAGATTCTTCCGAATCAAAACTATAAATACTGGTGCGGATGGAATGCAATGGGGATCATGCTTCAATTGTGAAATGTATGATCTGGACATCACAAACGCAGGTTATCGAAGCGATCCAAGCCATAAAAATGGAATAAGCTGGAATGGAGGAAACAAAAACTGCTCAGTATTCAATGTTAGAATCCATAGCTGCAAAAATGGTATTGCCATGCACACAGGCCGCGGTGGTGGAGATTGCGAGTTCTTCAATGTGATTCTGACTAATCCGACATCAAATGCGGTGAATTGGTTCTTGCGGATCGATGAGAATGATTACGATAAGGTACTTTCATATCGACTTTATCACAATACCACAACCATAGCTCAAGGCAATCCTATTGAGGTGTGGGCAGCCACAGCTGATCCGGTAATCCTTACGGTCATGAATCCATTCGTGAGCGTAGATAGCGTTTTCGTTGAGCCTGACACTAATAAATATATTCAAAGGTTCAACAACACACCAAACACAGGATGGATTACCAACGATTATTTGACGTCGAATTACGATGCTTTCGTGAGTCAAACTGATTTTAATCCGAAAGATGCAAACTCACCTTTATTCAGATCAAAAACGCCGGGAGTGATAATGCTTCATCCTTGGGCTGCTTATGACTTTGACCGTATTGTATATTTTAGAGAATGTTCAAACGCCCTTGGAGGGCATTATTTATTCACATAATGGCCAAACGTTGTACATCAAATCATCCTTGTGGAGGCGGCATGCAAAATGGATTATTCAATCCCTTTTTTGGATTGAATCAAGGATCTTCATTAGGGATTGAAATAGAGGTCATTTGGGTAATTGGTGATTCACATGCGACTAAACGGAATGTACCGGGAGGTCCAGGTCCAACCCCAGCCGCCAATACTGTCTATCAGTGGGATGTTACTAACTCTAATTTATATCAGATTGGATCGACTGATATTTTACAATCCGGCAGTTCATCCACCTGGGGGAGCATATTTCCTCGATATGGCATTGATCGCAATGCAGATAGTGGACGCATGGTCGTATTTGTTTGCTCAGGAATTGGCGGAAGTAATTACTCTCCAAGAACTGGCGATACTGGCGACTGGACTGATGCGGACACTTTGTGGAGCACCGCGAAGGCAAATTTTGACAGTTGCATCTCATATCTAAATTCGCATTATCCGAATGCCATTCTTTACAAGAAAGCAAAGGTCATAATGGGTGTCAATGATATTAGAGGAATTGCAGGCGGACAGAGCACACAATCCACGGTATTAATAGACATCACCGCTTTTTATACACGTTTTGAATCATCCTACCCAGGCATGGAGATTTCGATTGTTTTGCCGGGAAGAAGTGAAAATGGAATAACACTCGCAGCCCACTCTATAGTGCGGAATGCTTTAATCAATGAGGCGAGGGCAAGAACAAATGTTCATATTGCATGCACCGAAGCTCCATTTGCATCTGCTGGCTATTACGATACCGACAATTTGCATTTGGTACAGGACGGCAATAATGCATTGGGGTCGATGATGGCAAAATGGGACAAATCGACGGCATATTCTAAATGGGCAAGACCGATAATCGCATCTCATTTTGATGATCTGTCGTCTATAAGAAAAGATTTGATAAACAGTTTTGTGGCTACACTCGGAAGTTATCTCTTCGAGTTGGAATACCTATATATTTTCAAAAATACGATTCAAAATAACATCTATAATTCTTGGTGTCTTTTGAGCGCGGCGTATAGCCCCAATCTCGGTGGCAGCTTTTCGTATAATGCTAATGATTCGATTGGCACAAATGGGACATCAAATTACATATTGACTGGACATTTGGCTGACAATAATAATGTGCATGCAACTGCTACAGATTTTTTTGATGGCGTAAAAATAAAAACAAATCGCAGCGCGGCAGGCGTAACCAAAGTTGCTATTGGCGTTGGCAGCGCAACGTCTCAAGACGTAGTAGGACAAACAAATTCCAATACAGTATATGCAAGGGCCAATGATCTTACTACAACATCATCTGGAGCGGATACCAAACTTCAGGATGATACATTTTACGCTGCTTATCGAACTGGCACAACAAAGGGATTGTGGAAAAACACATCTTCTTTAGTATCTGCAACACAGGCTATGGTGTCCAGCATTAACAGAAACAAACCAGTTGGATGTTTGGACAACAATGGCACTTATGGGAATTTCATAGATGCTGACTTTTTGTACGCCGTAGGTGGAAAATATTCAACCATGGATATGTCAGTCCTTTATAATGCCTTGGAAACTTTAACAGATAGTTGGTGATACAACCTGTGGCTATTTACAGCGCAGGACAAGTAGCTTCAATTATGTCAAACTGAAATGGAAAATCTAAAAAAACTTCAATCATGGCTTGAGACACTTTCGATAGTGGGACTTGTTATCTTAGCCGGAGTTGTTGTTTATTTTTCGCTCCCTGAGATTGTCGGAATAGCTTCATATTTTTCTCCGAAACGCTGGGAATGGATCAGCAAGATGCTCACCAATAATAACGAATCGCCTGGACACATTCCGGATCATGCCGATGGAAACTTCATAATGATTATGTACACCGCGAGGATATTGCAAATCTTAATCATATTTTTGGTTGCCGCGCAGATATTCACACATGAGAATCACGAGGTTTTGATAGGTGAGTTGGGATTGATGATGTGCGCATGCCTTGGGGTTAAATACGTGCCAACGATTATGAAAAGAAACTCGATTGGTGCAGCAATAAGCGAGAAATTTGAACAGAAAATTGAAACCATAAAAACTACAAAAGATGGCAAAGAAGAAAACTAAACCGGAAAAACCAAAGAAACCCGTGGTTAAACCATTGGATGGCGAGAATCCCCCAAGCAATCCACCTAAACCACCCAAGACGTGAGAATTTTAGAAGAGGATAAGGCTTGGATTTACTTTTTTTGGAGCTTCGGCGTGTACGCAGTTTACTACTTTGTTCCGTTCGATATTAATGCTCCAATGTATAGTCCATACCCATTCTCTTCTCAAAAAGTCACCATTGCAACTTATGCTCACTATGCATGCGGATACGTTAGCCGCTTGCTTTTCGTAATGACGCTACGGGCTTTTTTGCCACAATTCTGGAAGACATGGAGAATAGCTTTTATTGTCCTTAGCCTGTCAGCCGCCAATTATATCCTCCGTTATGGCGAATCATTTTTTAGTGAATCATTCGATATGATGACCGTGATCATCATTGTAATCGGATGCGTGTGCCTCCAACGGATTAGAGACAATCATCGAAATAAAAAATATGAGATTACGTGAACGCATACATCGCTTTATTTATAGGCGGATTATTACTTTTCTTCGCGGGGGGCTTGACAGCGTTAGCAGCGGTAAAGTGGGCATTGATCCAGAGGAAGAGGCTCAGGCAATTTTTGCACGAGGCGTACCATATCGATCTGCTTCCGGAGATCTCAAGAGTAGAGGGTTTGATGGATCTGGCCTTGATGGAATCGCTAAACAATATTTCAAGCGCGCGGAAATACATAATGATGGCCTTAGAGGCCGCGCAACGGCACAAGGACAATATTAAAAAGGCCCTTAAGAAATACCATGACTGGAGTTAATGATGGATCAGAAAGCAGTAATAAAAACCCTTGAGCTACTCGAAAGTAGGACCGATAAGATCCAGCACGACATTATGCAAATAAAGGTGGATATTGCATCGAACAAAGAAGTATCCGATCTAAAGGCCAAAGTAGCCGCGATGGAGGTCAAACTTTACGTCGTATTCGGTTTCATGGTCCTGGTTATCTCCGGAATAATTGGCTTTGCCTTCAAAACAAATGGATGATGAAGTAAAACAACGGCTTGCCGATCTCAAGCTGAAGCTGGTACACGGCGACAGAAATATCTTCCGCGAAAAGATCATGGAGCAAGCGCCATGCATCATCGCCGAGATGCGCACCGGGCTTATTGTCTTTGCCTCCAAACGGATCAACGATATTTTTGGCTACATTCACAACGAACTGGAAGGAATGTCGGTAGAGCAACTCATGCCGGCCGGGTTTCGACTCAATCACGAAAACCACCTCAAGAACTATTCAAAGAATCCAAAATACCGCAACATGGGCCAACACGGGATGACACTCAAGGGAATGCGGAAAGATGAAACGGAGTTCAATTTAAAAATCAGCCTGGAGCCATTCTTTGAGGATTCTGACGGCTTTGTTTTAGCAACCATTTTAGAGATATGAAAGATCCTCGAAAACTTCTTATCGCTGGCGGCATATTTTTCGCCATAGCGCTGATTGACCTACTCACCAAAAACTGTGGCGACATGATCAACTATTGGCCATGCCTGAGCATTGTCGGAAAGGTTTCGATATTCGGGTTTATGGTGATCCTGGCCTACTTCATTATTCGGTTCGTCGGCGCGATGATCATAAACCTTTTCAAAAAATGAAAGAATTCTGGGGACTCTTACTACTTGCGCCGCTCGTCTGGGAGTTGATCGACGACCACAACGGCGACACAAAGCATACGCTGGATGTTTACGTCCGGATCATTATAGCCTTCGCCGCCGCGGTAGCTATATGGATATTGACCAACCATACAGCTTGGTCCGCCTTCATCTTGGCGTTGGCCATTCACTTCTTTTTCTTCGACTACCTGGAGAACATTCTTTTGATTCGAAACCACGTGATCATGCCCGGCGCGCACTGGTTCACATACCTGGGCAAGTCTAGCAAACAGGATAAGATTCAGTTTTGGCGCAAGATTGGGCCTTATGGCCGACTCGCGGTTCGAGCAGTCGTTTTAATCACCGCAATTTACTTTTACGTATGAAACGCTACATTATGAAGCGGGTGTACCTCGCCGATCGTACCTTATCAAGCTGGATCGATCCGGACCTACCGGAAGCTGAACAAGTCATTGCAAAGGTCCTGGAGCGACCCTGGTTGAATAATGAGCACAACGTGAGCTGCATACCAGAAGGAATTTATGTGGTCAGAAAGAACCCTCCAAAGCCATCCAGACCATACGCCTACTACCGGTTCGATCATGTGGACGGAAGGAATAATATCTTGATCCACCGCGGCAACGACCCTGAAGACTCCAAGGGCTGCCTACTTGTGGGTGGTCGGATTGCTGACTTTGCCAGCGATGCCCCGACAATAGCCGACTCCACTAAGAAGCTGGCCTGGATGACGAGCAACCTGCCGGACGTGTTTGAACTTGAAATCACTAAAAAATAAAAAACCATAAAAAATTATGAGCTGGAGTATTGGATTTATCGGAACGACTCAAAAAGTAGTCGAAGCCCTAAAAGCTGAATCAGAGAAACTTAGCGGTGTTTCAAAAAATGAATTTGATGCCGCATTGCCACATTTGATTGGCCTTGTGGAGCAAAATATGAGCGATGTAGGCCAAGTCTGCGTGAAATTGGAAGCGAATGGGCATGGCACATTTTCTAATGGAAAACAAACCCAGGGAAATTTAACCATGTCATTGCAGCGATTCTATGGAGAAATTCTTGCCTAAATAAAAAACCCGGAGATTCGCGGTCTCCGGGTCCAAAGGTCTGCTGGACTTGCTTCACAGCGTGGGTAGTTTTCAACGCGTCACCTCGCGGGCTTTACCATTACTTAAAATTACGAAAAAATTGTGCCAAAGTTTACACTTTGCAGTGATTTTATGCGTTTACGGTCGGCGCATGCACAACATCCATCCCAAAGCCAACACTTTTTTTAGCTAAGTGGGCGTTATTTCTCATCCATTCTTGCACAAACCATAGCTGCCCACAACCTCCGCCGATGTCATCCTGGCCAGCCGGATCAAACATCCTGGTTGAGAACCCGCGCTCCATCAATTTTTGCATGAATCCTGATGCTAATTCCCTTTGTCTTATGTTCGCTGCGGCCACGCTTTCGTTACGCTCGCATACTACGGATATGGTTGCTTCGAATACGTCAGGGTTGAATATTTTACGAATGGTGTCGGCGTCGAGATCTGTGGAGTTACCTTCATGTGCGCAGTAGTTGAAAAATGGCTTTCGTCCGGTGCGCGCGAGAAAGACCTGTCCAACGATGGAAAGTTCTACAAGGGTCAGCTTCTTTTCGAATGGGATGAGCTTATTTCGGGCGGCATTGGTGCTCTCATGGACTGAGAATTGCAGGCCTACAGTCGGGATTCGTTCTGCCATTGCTATAACCGGTTCGTAATCAACTCTCGGCCCTATGGAGCTTATTAGCAGGCGAGCATGCGGGTATTTCGAATACAGGACATCAAAAGCCCTCTCCAGTTCCCTAAAGTTCAGCAATGGTTCTCCCATCGACATAACCATTATTTGGAATCGCTTGATTTTGGCTGCGTCTATCTCTTTGTGGACCAGGACATGGTCGACCTGGGCTACGATTTCTTCGGCTTTCAGTGATCGCACGAAATAGTCTCCAGCGCCACAGAATCGGCAGCCTACCGGGCACCCGCTCTGTGTGGAGCAGCAGATTACGGTTCGCTCTTCATAAGTGGGGTATTTGTATAACACTGCCTCGGCGACGGCATTATATTTCTCGAAAACGAATTTCATCACGTTTTCATCGGAACTTTGAATAGCCTTAATGTTTGTCCAGGTTTCCATAATTTTTTAGTTTTATTTTATCAATCCAGTTTAGACTCTAACCCTATCAAATCAGATTGCTCGAAATACCTATCATGTCGGTATCTATCCACTTCCACGGAATAGAATCCCATGAAATGTTCGAATATTGTGCCCGGGCCCATAGGAGTAAGCACCCGATCACCTTGTTTAAATTTCGGCTCGCTCGGTGGCGTTAAATATTTTTTCTCGGTGTTTTCCATATATTTTCATTGTTCTGTTTATGACATCTCCGCAAGCTATTGTTGAATCAGTGTAGTTGAATTGCAATCGAAGGAGTTCCTTGAGTACTTTGGTCATAGGATGGGTCCGATAAAGCTTGCCCTTTGTCCTCCAAGTATGTCTATTTTCAGTTTTAAATGATGCAATATAATCGCGGTCCAATTGCCACACATATTCAACGAGTTGCCTGTTTTTAATGCATAGCGCGACAATAGCATTCACCGGAACGAATTCACATTTGAAAGGCTCCATTTTTTTTCGACACATATCATTCTAATTTTGACCCCAACCAAATCCCGCCGATAATCCCGACGATCGTAGCCGCTTTCCATTTTTTCTTCTTTCGCCGCTCCTTGTTCAGATCCTTGAAAAGGCCCTGATTTATCGTGTTTAGCTGCCCTACCATGAGGTTGGCGACATCGAGCTGGGCACCGC